TCCTAGTATGCTAGGTAATCCTGCAGTTGCAAAGCCTAGTATGGATGAGAGGATACTAAACATTATTTGCTCCTTCTTTGCATATCGTGTTCTTCTAAAATTCTAATACGTACATTAAGTTCGCCCATCTGGGATCTTAACTCTTCTTTTAACTTAGCTCTAGCTTCTGCTGAGATTGGGCTATCAGTTGGCACACCTTGTTCTGTAATAAGATTAGGCATTTTAGATTTAATGCTGATTAGGTCTGCTTGTATAGACGCCATTGAAGTAAGTAACCAAGCAATAGCCGAGACTATTACTGGAAACAACATATTTGCTATTTTATCCATATTCATATTAACCCCCTAAACAATGTACCCAAGCGAGTAAGCAAAGTACTATTAAAAAACTAATTAAAATTTTCATAGATCACCTATATAAACCAAGTAATTATTAAATGTTTGTTTTTACAACATTAATTCCATCATAAACAAACCAAGTAACTATAACTTCTCTAGGCTCATTTGATGGTGTTGTGTAATGGCCATACATTCCATACGGGGGAAATATAACAAGCTTACCTTCTTCTGTTTTAATTTTTACATTTTGATTTGGAAAAACTAATTCTCCGCCTTCATACACAGTATTTAAATGTAAAATAACCGAAGCGTACCGTAATAAAGTTTTATCTTCGTTTGGATTTTGTAACTCTCCGTCCGTGTGATAATGACAAATATCGTTTGAATTGTATAAATGATACTCATAACCTGCATCTGCCGATTGATACTGAGGTTTATATCTGTTTTTAATTATATCAATTTGAACTTTAATAAAAATTTGATGTAGCTTGTTATCTAATACTTTTAATTCAGGAATTTTTGTAATGTTTACCGTATTTCCATCTCTGTTATATGCAGTTTCTTTTTTACTAGAAATAAAAGGTCTAACAGCATCTCTAATTTCTTTTAAGGTGTTAGAATCTAAATAATTTGGAAACTCTAGTATCATTTATATAAACCATGTAACAATTGAATATCTTGTACCTTGTGTCACGGGCATAACTTCATGAGGATACATAAAATTAGATGGAAACATGATTGCATCCCCCTTATCTAATTTATATTTTAATTCTCTGTCAAAAAATGCAAACTCTCCACCTTCAAAATCATCATTTAATATAAATGAACAAGACACAGAACGGGGTCTAGCTTTAAATGAGTCTACATGTTGTATATAAAAACCACCTTCAGAATATTTTAGTAATTCATATCCGCTATCTTCCTCAATACTACAATGAGGATATTTTGTATTATATTCTTGTATGCATTTAGATGCTGACGCAAATATATACTTATCTAATTTCAGTCTTATTTTTTTATTTTTTTCTATTATATGTGGATAAGATATAACTACAGTTTCACAATTTCTTACATTCTTTTCTACTGTGCCTTTCCCAACAACAGTATTTTGCCACTCATCACTACTTTTAAATTCTTCTAATATAGCATCACATAATGGGTTAGTTAAAGCGTTTTTAATTACAACTATATAATCAGATACATTAGAATATAACATAAGGAATTTTTCCTTTTTCTAATGTTGGGGGTTGCTGTTGTAAGTGATTAAAAACTGCCCAATATTTTGAACCCTCTGCTCTTACATAATGTAAAAAAAGTTGCACATGCTCTTGCCCTTGGTGTGCATTTCTCCAATGGTCTGCCATTTCACCTAAATACATGACAGCGTCACCTTGATTTAATTCTATTGAAATTTCTTCTCCATTAGGTTTTTGAATCCATATTGGCCAATCTGTATCTTTTTTTAAATTTAATGTAAGACTAATTTCGCATGCAGGCCTATCCCTATGCCTATGTAAAACTTCACCATGAGTATAAATTCTTGTGTATGTATATGTTGGTAATACGTCTTCTTGTAGGATTTTTGAGACGTCAGGTATTTTTTTTACTAGCAATTTTGCAAAAGGTAAAAAATGATATTTACCTAATGAGTTTGGAGCCTGAAAATCGGCAACCATATCATTACCAATTGTTTTACTAAAATCAATTATCTGATCAGCTAAACTATTTGCTTCTTCTTTTGATATAAAATTAGGTATATGTAAATAATTATTATCTATTAACTGCTGATTCATTTTTTATTTTGTTCAATAATTTCATCACAAGAGCTATGTTTATAATTCATTCCTATATTATGGTCACAACCTAACAACGGGTCAGTTATAGATTGCATATTAACTCCTTCAGGAACCATACTAGGATCAACAATATCATCTACATTCTCACCAATTCTTAAAGCATGTATACAATACGCTACAGTATTATCTTCTAAAGCAGTTAATTCATGCATTTTTTCTGCTTTAATATAAATCATTTGTGGGGCTACGAATGTAGATTCTTTACCATCAACTACTATTTTTAACTTACCATTTGCTAATAAAGTTAGATGGTCAAATGAATGTGTATGACCATGTTCTATATCCCCCGCTTTTTCAAAATGCATTTGCCTAGAAAAAAGGTTAGCAACACACCCTATGTTTACGTTTAATGCCATGCTCTCTCTCCATTAATTACTTTTTAAACGTTAGTCCAAACTTCTTGAGGCGCTGTAGGCCAAGTAATATCTCCTGCAACAGGATTAACTGCATATTGCCTAACTGCATTTCTGTAAGTTACAAAATCATTTACATTAGATAAATATGGATTACTTTTTGTAGGGTCACTTACATCAGGGATAGTTGTCCAATCAGTTTTTTGTAATAAATTACTAGCATATTGTTTATTGCTTTCTGCTGTTGGTGGGCTTGGTGAAACAGGCGTATTAGCTACTGTCCACACTGCTAAACAGCAATCAACCCAACTAGGTAACGCTGTAATATCTTCGTTTTGTTGGTCCCAAAACTCTAACCAACCTGAAGTTTCTCTCCATTGTAAAGCTCTTACATTGGAAGGAATTGCACAAGATGATAAATCTAGTTCTAAATAACCAACTCCATCTTTTGTTACATTACCATCTACAGGTATAATTGTTAATAACATTTTTTACTCCTTGTTCTTTAATAATATTGGTTTATCGTCGTCTTTTATATCTATTAACCCAGTTGCTACTCCAGCAGTATGCAATAAAATTTGTTGGCTAGTTTGATTTGCTTTTACCATTTCATTTCTAAATGATTCTACTGCTGCACCTGTTGATCTTTGTTGTCCTGAATTTTCTATTAATAACATAGGCATCCAAGCGATTGCACATTGATACTCGTCTACTTGATTTCCTGTATTAGTATCATATCCTTGAACTCTAGTAAACCAAGCACATTGTAATCCGATACAGTCTTTTTTAATTAATGGGCAAAACGTACCATTTTTAATTTGCAACTTTATCTCCTATTAGTTAGCCGTTGCAATAATAAAATCGTAATACTTAACAGCTAAGTTAATTGCGTTACCTGTGAAGGTACCTGAACCTGAGCTGAATGAGAATGGGTGATCATGTGAACCGCCACCGCCTGCGGCTGATGTTGCAGGGCTTATTGTTACAGGACCTGCTGTAGCATTGCCTGAACCAAAGGTGAAAACCTGTGTATATGGTGGTTGGCTAAAACGTGTCATAGGATGGGTATGGCTTGGTATTTGTGGTGTAGTAAGTGTTGTAGAACCTGCTGTACCTGACACAGCTGTAATAGATACAGAACCTGCTGGGGTTTGTGAAGCAAAAGCTGTTGTAAAGCCTTGTGTACCACCACTACTTACAGTGCCTACTATTATACGCATCGCGCTATTATCAAGTGCTGCTGTTGTATCTTTAGTCCAACCTGTTGGTGCTGCTGTTTGTTGGAATGACATTCTAGTACCTGATGGGAATGCTTGAGTTGATATTGTTTGAAATGAAGGTAAAGCTCCTGCACCATTAGACATAAGCACTTGGCCTGATGATCCTACTGAAGCAACTGATTGATATGCGCCAGTAGAAGTTGTACCTCCAGCAAGAACCGCGTATGCTGTTTGACTAGAAGCTCCTGTTCCACCTTCAGTAACGGCTAAATCTGTACCTAATGTAAGTGAAGATAAGTAAGTCGTTGCATCAACAACGTTAGTACCATTGTTATATACAAACATGGATTTACCTGCTGCTACTGCGATACCTG